GAATCAAACAACTACTTCCAGTATCTGATTGACCGATACAACGGAAGCGCAACAAACAACGCCATCATCAACGGCATCTCCGAACTCATCTACGGAAGGGGATTGGATGCTACGGATTCCTCACGGAAGCCCGAAGCCTACGCTCAAATGAAGTCCTTGTTCTCAAAGGATTGTTTGCGTAAGGTAACGGCAGACCTCAAGATGATGGGTCAATGTGCCTTCCAAGTCATCTACTCCAAAGACCACACCCGTGTAACGGAGGTATTCCATATGCCTATTGAGAGCCTACGAGCCGAGAAGTGCAATGAGGAGGGAGATATTGAAGCCTACTACTACGCAAAGGATTGGAGTGCCGTAAAAGACAAGAAAGAAACCCCTATGCGTATCCCAGCCTTTGGATATAGCCAAGAGGGAATTGAGATTTTGTACATCCGCCCTTATCGTGCGGGATTCTACTATTATTCTCCAGTTGACTATCAAGGAGGCTTACAATATGCCGAGCTTGAGGAGGAAGTAGCAAACTACCACCTCAACAACATCAAGAATGGAATGAGTCCTTCTATGTTGATCAACTTCAACAACGGAGTTCCAACGGAGGAGGAGCGTTATATGATTGAGAGCCGTATCGGTGAGAAGTTTAGCGGTACGAGCAATGCGGGGAAGTTCATCCTTGCCTTCAATGACAACAAGGAGATGTCCGCTACGATTGAACCCGTACAACTATCCGATGCTTCTGACCAATATCAATTCTTGGCTGATGAGGCAATGCGTAAGTTGATGGTTGCTCACCGCGTTACTTCCCCGATGCTTTTGGGTATTAAAGACCAAAGCGGACTGGGTAACAATGCTGATGAGTTGAAGACGGCTTCTACCCTATTTGACAACACTATCATTCGCCCCTTCCAAGAGATGATTTTGGATGGTGTGGATAAGATTCTTGCTTTTAACGACATTTCACTCAACTTGTACTTCAAGACACTTCAGCCTTTGGAGTTCCAAGATAATGTGGTTGTAGACCAAGAAACACAAGAAGAAGAAACGGGCGTTAAGTTGAGCGCAGAACCTACGGATGAATACTTTGACAATGCCTTTAATGAGTTGGAGGCTCTCGGTGAGGTTATTGATGAATCCGAATGGGAATTGGTAGAGGAAGCCCCCGTAGATTACGAGGCAGAGGCGCAGATGGAGAAATTCTTTGCTTTCGCTTCTACGGGGACTGCTTTCCCCAATGCCAAGTCAACACAAGACGGAGTAACGCCCGAAGGCCGTCCCTACAAGGTTCGCTATGGCTACGCCCCCGAACAAGCGGGAGACAACTCACGAGAGTTCTGCAAGAAGATGGTATCAGCGAAGAAGGTCTACCGCAAGGAGGATATTCTTTCAATGTCCACAAAGGCCGTTAATGCTGGATTCGGAGTAGGAGGAGCGGACACCTATGACATTTGGTTGTATAAGGGAGGCGCACGATGCCACCATTTTTGGATGCGTAAGGTGTTTATGGCTAAAGAGGGAGCAAAGAGCGTAGATGCAAAATCTCCCAATGCAGAGGTAGGCGTGAATAAGGCAAAGAGAGCGGGAGCGGAACTGGAAGTCAATGACAAGAAGGTAGCCACTCGTCCCGTTGATATGCCCAATGAAGGATTTGTAAACCCACGATAAGAGATGGCAACGGCTTTATTTATCAAGCGAGAAGACCTTGTGCGTAGCACCGCACTTGGAGGCAATGTAGATACCGATAAATTCATTCAATGGATTAAGGTGGCTCAAGAGATTCATATCCAAAACTACTTGGGTACGGACTTGTACAATAAGATTTCAGCCGACATCATTGCTGGGACTCTTGCTGGAAACTACCTCTCATTGGTAAACACCTACATCCAACCTATGCTCATCCATTTTGCGATGATGGAGTATCTTCCCTTTGCAGCCTATACGATTGCCAACGGAGGAGTCTACAAGCACAATAGCGAAAACTCAACAAGTGTAGAAAAGGGTGAGGTTGACTTCTTGGTAGAGAAGGAACGCAAGATAGCGGAATACTACACCCAACGGTTTGTGGACTATATGTCTTTCAACCAAGATTTGTTCCCCGAGTACAACTCAAACACTAACAATGACATCTACCCCGACAAAGACATCCAAAGGAGCGGTTGGGTTCTCTAAACGGACTTACAAACCGAAGATGCAAAATATCCGCAAACTAAAGTTATTTCTAAAGGAAGAAGCAAAAAATGAGTAATCTTATCTCTTGGGGAACTGTCTATTGTGAGACTTGGTGGGGCGATACTGACCGCACTACCTTGTCTATTCAAAATGATAGCGCACCTCCTTGCTTCGCACCTATCAATGACATTGCTATTGCGTTTCAAGAGCGTGTTGAGGCTGATGGAGGCGTATTAGAGGGCTACGATTGTTTGGTGGCTGCTCTGCAAGATTTGGGAGAGGATAACTATTACGAACTATTTGACACCTATATCCAACGGATGACTGATGATGGGGCTACGCTTGAAGGCCGAGACTGCCTTGTTGAACAATTATTTAATTTGAACTGATGAGTTATTTTGATGATGCCTCACTCGTAATGATTCCGAGTGGCTATAAAGACCAAAAAGTATATAGTGTTAAACCGATAGATGGATCGGGCGATTTGACATTCAGCCGAGCCTCTAACGCGACCCGTGTCAATAGTTCGGGCTTGGTGGAGAAAGTTCGTACAAACGAGATTTTGCAGTCAAACACATTTAGCGATGCCGCTTGGACTAAAACGGACTCAACAGTTACTAGTGGACAATCTGGGTACGATGGAACGACTAATGCTTGGCTTTTAACAAAATCAGCAGGAAGCGGTCGTGTTGAACAAAATTTAAGTACGCTTTCAAGCGCATCTAACACTTTAAGCGTTTATGTAAAAGCCAACGCTTCAACTTGGTGCGCTATTGAATACGGCACATCATACCGCTACTTGAACCTATCAACGGGAGCAGTTTCAAGCGGAGGTGGTGGCTATATTGTTCAGTCAATCGGAAACGGATGGTATAGGCTTTCAATAAATAATTCAAGTTCAAGCGGAGTATTCCGTATTTATCCAGCCGAAGCCGATGATATTGCAAGTTCATCTGGTTCTATTTTTATACAAGCAGCCCAAGTAGAAACGGGCGACATCGCAACCGACCCGATTACGACTTTAGGGAGTGCGGTAAGCGTTGGCCCCGTGAGTGGATTGCCTCGCCTTGACTATTCGGGGGGGGCTTCTTGTCCTTCATTGCTCCTTGAGCCACAACGGACGAACTTGATGCTATATTCGGAGCAGTTTGACAACGCTTACTGGACAAAAAGTAATAGCACAATAACCGCAAACAATGTAACCTCACCCGATGGTTATTCAAATGCTGATTTGATTACCGCTTCGGGAAGTGGGTCGGTTACTCACGTTCTTAATCGTAGCGTAACCACGACAAGCGGCAGCGTTTATGCCTTTAGCGTTTTTGCCAAAAAAGGTACTACGGATTGGATTGCCCTACGCCACGATAGCGGTGGCACGTTTAACTACTTCAACCTTGCTACGGGAACAAAAGGAGCAACGTGCGATGCAAGTGCAACGATTGAAAACTACGGCAACGGATGGTATCGTTTAACTGTATTGCATACCGCTACGGGTTCAAATGGAGGTGAAATATATATAGCGACTGCAAACGGCACTATTTCATTTGAAACAGCAGGCGAAACATTATATATCTACGGAGCGCAATACGAACTTGGGGCATATAGTTCAAGTTACCTCAACACCCTATCAACTGCGGTGACCCGTGTGGGCGATATGGTAGGGAAATCATCTTTCCCAACATCAATTTTAAACACCACTCAAGCGCATAGTGGATATTTTGAATTAAAACCCAACGCAATAGAAACCGCTGCATTTCAAGTTTTAGGTTTTGATGATGGCTCTTACACTGGATATATTAAAATTTATGCAGACACTACGGGTCAGCATCGTTTAGCAATAGCAAGTGGTGGTTCATCTGGCGTAAGTGCTTGGGGCATTGCTGGTCAATACAACAAATTTGCGTGGTCTTATGATGGTGCTGGAAATGTTAAACTTTTTTGTAATGGTGTTGCGAGTGTGAATTATAGCATAACACTTGTTGCAATGACTGTCTTCGGTGCTGGTGAAAAGGCCTTACAAACTAACTTCACAAGCCAAAACATAAAGCAAATCGTGCTTTTTGATTCCAAATTGACTGACGCTCAACTGACTGAATTAACCGCATAAGAATATGGCAACCTTTAGAAAATACGAATTCACGCCCACGCAATGGGCTACGGCAAAGGCCAAGATTGAAACCACCGATGCAGAGGGCAACACCTCTTGGGATGCCTCCAAAGTTATCGCGGTGGTGGAGTTAGGCCACCTTTGCACACAATGGGGAACGGATGCCGAGGGCAACCGCGTTTGCGAGGTAGAGTCACCGATGTATGCCGTTGACATCCTATGGGCGGACCAACCCGCCACCACATCATTCGCATCCTATGTTGTATGGCCCGAACCCTGTGGCGTTCACATCTTTGCGGGATGGGCCGAGCAATACGCAAAGGACTATTGTGCAGCGAATCCGAGTGCAGCCTATTGTCAACCACCCACGCCTCCGACTGAATTATGAGTTGGATAGAGATATTCAAAACGGACAACTCCTATAATGAGAAAACCATTTTAGGGGCTTGTTCGTTTGCTATTATGGTTCTCGTTATGTTGGCTGACATCATTACGGGATGGATGGGCAAGGATCTTGTGGTAAATGAGTTTGTCTACAATAGTTTTTTGTTTGTAACGCTTGGCTCTTTCGGGATTGCTGGGCTTGAAAAGTTCGCTGATAGAAAATGAGCAAGATTACCGAAGTGGGTGAGGACACCGTTCTTGGTGTAAGTATCAAAACATTGATTGCTTTGGCTATTGGCTTGTCCGTTGCCGTAGGTATGTATTATGACCTACAAGCAGACATTCAAATTGCAAAGCAGTTGCCCGAACCCGCAGTATCACGAACTGAATTTGACCTCAAGGATGAGTTGGTGCGTTCTACGATTATGTCCAACGCCAAAAACATTGAGGAGATGAAGGCGCAGTTGGACAAGATTGAGAACCGAATCTTTGAATTGAGATGAGAACTTGGCTTGTCGCTTCGTTC